ATTCTTTGGAGATTTTTTTTGTGAGTTCGGAATTTCAGGCGGTGCCGATGGTCGAGGGACTGTTCGGGCCGCAGCCTGCAGTGCGTGTGCGAGGCCGGGGACGGCCCGCGCATGTCTGGGAAAGGCGGAATTCCGTGCGTATCTGCAATCTCTTCGCCTGCGGATACACGGTCGAGATGGTGGCGAAAGTTGTCGGCCTATCGCAGCCGACCTTGCGCAAGGTTTACTTTTCAGAGGTTGCGGAGCGCGAGGTCATGGCCATCAAGGTCAAGGCCGACCAGCTGGCGCGCCTCACCGAGCAGGCCATCGGCGGCAACGTCGCTGCAGAGAAGGCGCTTGCCGGGATGATCCAGGCCGAGCAGCAGCGGCTGCTCGGCGACCGGGTCCGCGATCGCGGCCAGCGCACGCCGCCGCAAGGGAAAAAGGAACAGGCGCGCGACGCCGCGCACAACGTCAAGGGCCGCTTTGCCCCGCGCGAAGCGCCGCCTTCGTTGCTCAACTGATAGCGCATGGCCGCCTGGACGACGGCCTGCCCTGACTGGCGCGAACGGATTGTCGCACGCGAATCGCTGATCCCTTGCCCGCCGCCATTTCCCGATCGCGGGGACGATGCGCTCGGGGTGTTCTGTTCGCTGCAGATGACCGACATGCCGATGCGGCGTGACGGGACCTGGCCCACCATGGGCGAGGTCTGCGAGCCCTTTGTGTTCGATCTGGTCCGGGCGCTGTTCGGATCGCAAAACCCTCAGACGGGCGCAAGCATGGTCAAGGAGTCCATGCTGCTCATTTCCAAGAAAAACGGCAAGTCGACCATTGCGGCCGGCATCATGCTGACGGCGCTGATCATGAACTTCCGGCCCCACGCCGAACTGCTGGTGCTGGCGCCGACAATCGAGATTGCCAAGAATTCGTTTGAACCCGCTTCGGCCATGGTTCGCGCCGACGCCGAGCTCATGGCGCTGATGCACATCAACGATAACCAGCGCATCATCGAGCATCGGGTCAAAAAGGCCAAACTGAAGATTGTCGCGGCAGACAGCGGTGTCGTCGGCGGCAAAAAGGCCGGTTTCGTGCTGTTCGATGAAGCCTGGCTGTTCGGCAAGATGAACGGCGCCGAGGCCATGGTCGAGGAAGCGACCGGCGGGCAGGCCGCCCGGCCAGAAGGCTGGACGCTTTGGCTGACGACGCACAGCGACGAACCGCCGGCAGGCGTGTTCAAGAAGAAGCTGGCCTACATGCGCGACGTGCGCGACGGCGTGATCGATGATCCGACGACGCTGCCGGTGCTTTATGAATGGCCGGAAGACATGCTGGAAACCGAAGCGTTTCTGGATCCGGCCAACTTCTATGTGACAAACCCGAACCTTGGCAAATCGCAGACAGTCGAGTTCATCAAGCGAAAGATTGCCCAGGCCGAAGCCGGTGAAGGCGAAGGTGAAGACACCTCGCGGCAAATCGTGCTGGCCAAGTATCTCAATGTCGAGATCGGCATGCGGCTGCGGCGCGATCGGTGGAGCGGGGCCAACCTATGGCTCGATGCCGCCGAACCGGGGCTGACGCTCGATGCCCTGCTTGCCCGCTGCGAAGTGGCGGTGATGGGCATCGACAGCGGCGGCCGCGACGATCTGTTCGGCGCCTGCGTGGCCGGGCGCGAAAAGGAAACGGGCCGCTGGCTCGCCTGGTCGCATGGCTGGGCGCTGCGCTCGGCGCTCGAGGTGCGCAAGCGCATCGCCTCGACGCTGCAGGGCTTCGTCGCCGATGGCGATCTGACGCTGACCGACACCGGGCAGCAGATCGTCGATCAGGTGGCGGCGCTGGCGCGGCGGGTGAAAGACACGGGGCTGATGCCCGAAGTCGGCGCGATTGGCGTCGACGCCTGGGGCGTCGGCACGCTGGTGGAGGCTTTGGTCGCTGCCGGGTTCGAAACATACGACGACGTGACCAAGCGCGGCGGCTCGATCCTGCCGGTGCGGCAGGGCGTGGGCCTGACGGGCACGATCAAGACGATCGAATTCAAGCTGGGCGACGGCATGCTGCTGCATGACGGCTCGAACCTGATGACCTGGTGCGTTTCCAACGCCAAGGCCGAACTGAGAGGCAGCAACTTGTACATCAGCAAGCAGAGCGCCGGCGCGAGCAAGATCGATCCCCTGATCGCCTTGTTCAACGCCGTGCAGATGCTCGAGCAGGGGCCGGTGGCTGCCGTGTCGGCGCGGGCCAAGTCGTTCTGGGAAGTTGCCTGAGATGGGTTTCTGGTCGGACCTTGCACGCGGGTTCCTCGGTTATGAGCCGGAGCCGGTGCAGGCGAAGATGACCAGTGCGCAGATTCTGGCGGAGATTGCGCGCGGGAGCCAGTCGGGCTCGGGTGCGCGGGTGGATTGGTCATCGGCGCTGCAGACCACGACGGTTTTGTCCTGCACGCGGGTGATTGCCGAAGGCGTCGCGCAAGTGCCGTTCAAGGTCTATCGCACCGGCAGCGCGCGGATCGAGGCGACCGATCATCCGCTGTATGACCTGCTCTATCGCCGCCCGAATCCGTGGCAGACTAGTTTCGAGTTCCGCGAAAGCCTGATTTTTCACGTAGTGCTGACGGGCAATGCTTTCGTGCGCAAGCTGCGCGTGGGCAGTGAGCGGCGGCTTGCCTCGCTCGAGCTGGTGTTGCCGCAGGACATGCGGGTCAAGCAGTTGCCCGACGGACGGATCGAATATCGGCTTCGGCAGAGCGGCGGAATGGAGATCGTGCTGCCGCCGGAGGATGTCTGGCACATCCGCGGGCCGAGCTGGAATACGTGGATGGGGCTCGATGCGACGCGCCTGGCGCGGGAAGCGGTGGGCCTCGCGATCGCGACCGAAGCGGCGCATGCCGATTTTCATCGCAACGGGGCGCGCACCAGCGGGTTCATCGCGATGAAGGACACGCTGACCGGCGACCAGTTCGACCAGCTCGACAAGTGGCTGGAGAAGTTTGCACAGGGCGGCGAGCGCGCGGGCAAGCCGATGATCCTCGATCACGAGGCCAAGTGGCAAAGTTCGCAGATGACCGGCGTTGACGCCGAGCATCTGAAGACGCGCGAGTTCCAGTGCCTCGAGATCTGCCGCGCGCTGCGGGTGATGCCGATCATGGTGGGCATTCAAGGCGCGGCCGGAGCCTATGACAACGGCGAATCGATGTTCATCGCGCACGTCGTTCACACGATGATGCCCTGGTACGAGCGGCTCGAGCATTCGGCGGATGTCAATCTGCTGACCGAAGAGGACCGCCGCCGCGGTTTCTACACCAAGTTCACCCCGGCGGCGCTGATGCGCGGCAATGCGAAGGACCGCGCGGAATACTACGCCAAGGCGCTCGGCGCCGGGGGCACGCGGCCCTGGATGACGCAGGACGAAGTGCGCGGGCTGGAAGAGCTCGATGTCTACGGCGGCCACGCGGAGGAACTGGGCACCGGTGCCATGGATCAGCCGACCAACCCGGCCGCCCCGCCGGCAGGAGCATGACGACGATGGAACGTCTCGAAATCAAGTTTGCCGCCGATGATCTGAGCCAGACCGGCGAGTTCAGCGGCTACGGCGCGGTGTTCGGAAATATCGACAGCTATGGCGATGTGATCGTGCCCGGCGCGTTCAAGGGGACGCTTTCCGATTGGCGCAAGGCCAAGTCGCTGCCGCCGATGCTGGTGCAGCATGGCGGGTGGATGATGACCGACATGGACGCGCTGCCGATCGGCAAGTGGACTGCCATGAGCGAGGACGAGACCGGCCTCAAGGTCGAGGGCAAGCTGATCAACCTCGATACCGAGCGCGGCAAGACGATCTACGGCGCGCTGAAGGAAGGCGTGCTGACCGGCATGTCGATCGGTTATCGCGCGAAGAAGTTCACGCTGGGGACCAAACCCGACGAGCCGCGCCGCAAGCTGGAAGCCGTGGACCTGATGGAAGTCAGCCTGGTCACCTTCCCGGCCAACGACAAGGCGCGGGTTTCGGCGGTGAAGTCCGCCGACGACATTCACACCATTCGCGATTTCGAAGCCTTCCTGCGGGATGCGGGCGGGTTTTCGCATGCTGCCGCCAAGGCCATCGCGGCCCGCGGCTTCAAGGCATCGGACCCTCGGGATGAGGACGAGGCTGCAAAACAGGGCCGCCTTCTGGCGGCGATGTCCCGCAACCACAACTGAGGAGTTCGCCATGAGCGATATGACCGAAAAACTTGCCAGCGCCTTCGAGGAATTCAAGGCCACCCACACCGCCGAGCTGGCGGAGCTCAAGAAGAATGCACCCGATCCGCTGACCGCCGAGAAGCTCGGCAAGGTCGAGAAGTCGATGGACGATCTGATCGAGGCGAAAGCCAAGATCGAAGCCGCCATCACTGCCGAGCGCAAGGAGCGCGAGGATCTCGAACTGCGGCTGCAGCGGTTCAACATCAAGGGCGATGGCGACGCCGCGAAGCGCGAGCTCGAGGTCAAGACCTTCAACCTGCAGCTGGCAGCCGAAGCGGCCGAGCGCAAGCAGGCCTTCACGCCGCTCGATGACAAGGCCTATGACGAGTACAAGGGCGCCTTCAATGCATTCCTGCGCAAGAACGAGCGCATGCTTTCGGCCGATGAGGTCAAGACGCTTTCGGTCGGTTCCGATCCCGATGGCGGCTATCTGGTAACGCCGGACGTGACCGGGCGCATCGTGCGCAAAGTCTACGAAACCTCGCCGATCCGGCAGATTGCGGGCGTGCAGGTGATCAGCACCGATGCGCTGGAAGGCATCGAGGATCTGGGCGAGGCCGGTGTGGGCTATGCCGGCGAGGCCACCACGAGCGGCGATACCACCACGCCGCAGCTCGGCAAGTGGCGCATCGAGACGTTCATCATCGATACCGAGCCCAAGGCTACGCAACAGCTGCTCGACGACGCGATGGTCGATGTCGAAGCCTGGCTTTCGGGCAAGGTCGGCGAGAAGTTCGGCCGTTTCGAGAACAACGAATTCGTCACTGGTGCGGCCAACCGCATCCGCGGCTTTGCTTCGGGCTATACCGCTGCTGCCGACAGCGGTTCGGGCGTCACCTGGGGTCAGATCGGCTATGTCGCATCGGGCGCCAGCGGTGCTTTCGTGGCGGATTCGTCAAAGCCGGCCGACTATCTGCACGATTTGGTCGGCACGCTGAAGAACGACTATCTGGCCAATGCCCGGTTCGTGACGCGGCGCAGCGTGATCACTGCAATCCGCAAGTTCAAGGACAGCCAGAACCAGTATCTCTGGCAGCCGAGCCTCCAGGCCGGCGCGCCCGAGCTGCTGCTCGGCTATCCGGTGACCCGCGTCGAAGACATGCCCGCGCTGGCGGCGAACTCCTATTCGCTGGCGTTCGGCGATTTCCAGCAGGGCTACCAGATCGTCGACCGCCAGGCGATCCGCGTGTTGCGCGATCCCTTCACCGCCAAGCCTTACGTGAAGTTCTACACGACCAAGCGTGTGGGCGGCGCGGTGGTGAACTTTGAGGCCATCAAGCTGATGAAGTTCGCCGCTTCGTAAGAGGCGGTGCCGGCGGCGGGTCGCTGATGATGTCAGCCTTCCCGCCGCCACTTTCTCCCGAATTCTTCCCCGCCATGCAGGCCGGGACAAGCAAAAGGATATCGTCATGCGTGACATCACGAACAATGTGCACGTCGCCCGCGCATTCGCGCCCGGCGCTGCCGTTACCGACAACACCGCGCAGGTCTCGACCGCAGCTGATCTCAAGGGCTTCGGTTCGGCCATGCTGGCGCTGGCCACCGGCACCCTTTCGGACGCCGACGCCACGTTCACGCTGCTGATCGAGGACAGCAGCGACAACTCGAACTGGACGGCGGTTGCCGACGAATACCTGAACGGCACCGAAGTGCTGGGCAGCTTTCAGTTCGACGACGACAACGAAGTGCGCAAGATCGGCTACACCGGCAACAAGCGCTATCTGCGCGCGACGGTGACCCCGGCGAACAACACCGGCAACCTCTACCTTGCCGGCGTCTGGGTGCTCGGCAATCCGAGCCGCGCGGCCACGCTGAACCCGCCGGTCTGATTTCGCGGGTTGATCGCACGATGCGGGCGGGGGGCATGGCTTCCCGCCCGTCTGTTTTTCAAGAGGGAGGCGGCCTGTGGGGCTGACGCTGGTAACGGCCGCTAGCGGGCCACCGCTGACGGCGGCGGACCTGCGGGCCCACTGTTCGATCGACAGTGAAGACACGTCTTTCGACGGGCTGCTCACCGACTACATCGCCGCCGCGACCGCCATGGCGCAGGATTTTACCGGCAGCGCGATCGGCGCGCAGACGTGGAAGCTGGCGCTGGATGCCTTTCCGGCGGAGATCGAGCTGCCGCGCGGGCCGGTGACCGGGGTCAGCTGGGTCAAGTATTTCGATCAGGGCGGCACCGAACGCACGCTCGATTCGGGCCAGTATCTGCAGGATCTGATCAGCAATCCGCAGCGCCTGGTGCTGGCGCCGAATTGCCTCTGGCCGACGACGCAAGTCCGCGTGAACGCGGTCACGGTTCAATTCGTGACCGGGTATGCCGATAGCCCCGCTCAGATCCTGCAGGCCATCCGCATGACGGTGGCAAGCTGGTTTGCCGGGCGCGAGGCGGGCGAGATCCCGACTGCCGCGCTGGGGCTGCTGCGCGCGCTGCGAGTCATCCGCATCTGAGTTTCAACCACAGGAGCCGAATATGGCCGATCTTACGATTACCGCCGCGAGTGTGATTTCGCAGAACAAGACCCGCCGCGATGTTGGTGTTGCGGGGGCTTCGGTTACCGCCGGGCAAGTCGTCTACTTCGACTCCGCTGCGCAGAACTACAAGTTGTGCGATGTCAACAGCGCGACCGCTGCGGCGCGCGTGCCTGCCGGTATCGCGCTGCATGCGGCTTCGACCGGGCAGCCGCTGGTGGTGCAGACCGGAGGCCTGATCACCATCGGCGCGACTTTGACCGCCGGTGTTGCCTATTATGCCTCGGGCACGCCCGGCGGCATTCGTCCGGTGGCGGACAACACCACCGGCGACTATCCGGCTTTGCTGGGACTGGCCACCAGCACCACTGCGCTGAACCTGGACATTCAGGTTCCGGGCGTGGCGCTCTGACATGACGGGGGCGGGCGAGCGCAACCAGCGGGCGGCGTTTCAACGCAATGCTGCTGTGCGCTCGCCGCTGGGCGGCAAAACGGCCGAGGCATGGCAGCCGCTGTTCACATGCTGGGCTTCGGTTCGCTGGGGCACCAGCGCAGAGCGGCGGGCTGCGGCGGGGGAACAGGCGGTGCAGACCGCGACGTTCCGGGTGCTGGCCAGCACTGATGCGCGCGGGGTGCTGGTGACGGACAGGATCGTCCACAACGGCCTGAACTGGGATATCACCGACATCGTGCCGATCGGCGGGCCTGCGCCGCGCAAAATCGAGTTCACCGCCACGGCAAGCAGGAACTGAACGATGGCGATCCGGCAATTGCGCATGGAAGGGCTAAAAGAGCTCGAAAAGGCGCTGCTCGAGCTTTCGACCAAGAAGGCCAGGCAGATCGCGCGCAAGGCACTGCGCGATGCAGGCAAACCGATCCTAAAGGCGTACAAGGAAAAGACGGAAGTTCTGACCGGGACGCTGCTCAAGAACACGAACCTGGGCACCCGGCTGAATCGGCGCCAGCGCAAGCTTACGCCGCGACCGGGGCCGAGCGAGATCGAAATCTACATAGGCACCGCAGACCCCGCAGGCATCGCGCAGGAGTTTGGCAATCGGCATCAGCAGGCAAGCCCGGCGCTGACCCCCGCGTGGGATGCTGAGGGCGGGCCCAAAGCGCTGGAACGGATCGCCAAGGCGCTAGGTCAAGGCATTGAGCGCGAATCGGCGCGGCGAGCACGCGGCGGAGGTTGACGCCATGGGTATGGAGGAAGCGCTTGCTGCGCGCTTGGCTGCCGATGCCGGTATCGCGGAGATTGTGGGCGATCGGGTAAGCATGGCGGCGCGAGTGGAAGGTACTGCGTTGCCCGCGCTGGTGTTTTCGCTGATCTCGCAAGGGCAAGAGTGGACGTTGGCCGGGCCCGATGGCCTCGACCGACCGCGCGTGCGGTTCGATTGCCTGGCCGCAACCGATATCGCGGCTTTGCTGCTGCGGCGCGCGGTAGTGGCTGCGCTGACACCAGCAGCGGATGTGGACGGACTTCGCTTTCATCCCGCGATGGTGGTTGCTTCACGCACGATTGCCGAACCGCAGCTCGATGGCGGTCAGGACCTGTTCCACGAACAAATCGAACTGCAGTTCTATTATGAGGAGTTGTGACAATGAGCTCGAATGCAAAAACCGCGCTGGGCGCAAAGCTCTACATGGGGCCTGATGGCGGCACGCTGATTGAAATTGCCGAGCTGCTGACGCTGACCTTGCCGACGATGACCCGCGAGACCATCGACGTCACCACGCTGAGCAGCTCGGGCGCCAAGGAATTCATTGCGGGCGGGGTCTATGACACCGGGGAAGTATCGGGCAGCGTGCACTACATCGCAGGCAGCGCCGGCGATGACGCGATGATCGCGGCGCTGACCGATGGCGTCGTGCGCGGCTTCAAGGCAGTCGTGAAATCCGCCGGTGATACCGAGGACATGATGTTCTCCGGTTACCTCACCAGCTATGGCATCGACGAGTTCGCGGTCGATGGCAAGCAAAGCGCCAGCTTCACGGCCAAAGTGACCGGCGCGATCACGCAGGCAGCCTCGTAATGCAACCTGCGGATGGCGAGGTCGCCTTCGAATATCAAGGCGCGACCTACACGTTGAAGTTCGACATGAAGGCCATCGCGTTTTTCGAGCGCGAAGCTGACTGTTCGATCCTTCAGGCGATGCAGCACATAGCGCGGGCGCAGGCCGATCCGGTGGCGCATCCGCCCAAGCTTTCGCTGCTGGCCTATCTGGTGCAAGCCGGGCTTCGCCGCTTCCATCCCGAGGTCGATCTTGATCAGGCGGCGGCGATGATCGGTGATCCCGAGGTGCAGGCTGCGCTGGGCACAGGGATGCAATCGAGCATGCCTAAGGCGGATGGGCGGAGTGCGGAGGGAAACGGGCAAGCGGCGCCGAAATATTCGACTGGGACGCCAAAATCATCTCAGCGACGGAAGCCGGGCTGAGCCTGGCCGAGTTCTGGGCTGCGACCCCGCGCGAAGTCTATCTAGCCGAGCGCGGCTATCACCGGCGGCGAGGATGGTTGGCGTGGCACGTTGCCCGGCTGACGCAGGCCGATCCGGCACGGTTCCCCGAACTGCAGGCTTTGACCGGCGACATGCCGGTGGATCGCAGCGCCGAGCGCATGCGGGACATGATGCACGCCATGCGCGTGATGAAGGCGGCAAGCGCCGCGCAGCGAAAGGATAGCGGATGTCTTCCCTGATCGGCGCGCTGCGCGTGGTGCTTGGTCTCGACAGCGCTGCGTTCGAACAGGGTGCAACCTCGGTCGAGAAGCGCGCGGCGAAGATGACGCGCACTATCGAGCAACAGGGCAAGTCATTTTCGAACTTGGGGAAGACCCTGTCCCTTGCTGTCACTGCGCCGCTGGCAGCCTTCGGCTACACTGCGGTGAAGGCTGCAATCGAGAGCAAGGATGCGTTGGCGCAAGTCGAGAACACCATCAGGTCGATGGGCAATGCGGCGGGGCGTTCGGCCGAGCAGCTTTCGGCCATTGCGACGACGCAGATGCACGCTTCGCTCTATGACGACGACGAAATCCTGCGCTCGCTGACGAACACGCTGTTGACGTTCGGCAACGTGGCTGGTGCCACGTTCGACCGCGCGCAGCAGGCCGCTCTGGATCTTTCGGCAAAGTTCGGCACCGATCTTCAATCCAGCGCGATGAAGGTGGGCAAAGCGCTCAACGATCCTGTCAAGGGAATCACGGCGCTGACGCGCGCGGGCATTTCGTTCACCGAACAGCAGAAGGAGCAGATCAAGGCGATGGTTGCGGCCGGTGATGTGGCCGGCGCGCAGAACCTGATCCTTGGCGAGTTGGAAAAGCAGGTCGCAGGTTCTGCAGCGGAGGCCGCAAAGGCCAATCCGATGATAGTGCTGAAGCATGCGTTCGATGATTTTCAGGAAACTGTTGGCGGCCAGTTGTTGGCGCTGTTGCCGCCGATCACAGCCGCGATCACTGGGCTGCTAAACGCTTTCGGCGCCCTTCCCGAACCGATTCAACAGGGCGTGGTTATCGCCGGAGTGCTCGCCGCCGCGTTCGGCCCGTTGCTGACGGTTCTCGGAACAGTGATCACTGCCATGGCGCCCTTCCTGGGTGCGCTATCAGTTGCCTTTGCCGAGGGAGGCGTTGTGCTGGCGGCCAAGGCGGCAATCGTCGGGCTCACGGCTGCGTTTGGCCCATGGCTTCTGGCGATCGGCGCTGCGGTGGCTGCGGGCGCGCTGATTTATCAGAACTGGGATAAGATCGGCCCGGCGCTGGCCGAGTTTGGCAAGGCAGCGCAAGCCGCGCTTGGCCCGGCGCTGACGGAAATGGTCAAGCAGGTAAGCGCGCTGTTCACCGAGCTGTGGGACGGTCCGCTGGGCGAAGGCATCCGCGTGGCCGGGGCGGCGGCGCTGGATTTCTATCTGGCCTATTCGAAAGCGATAGGGCCGGTGTTCCTTGACCTGATCAAGCTGGCGATCACCGTGGTCAGCGGGTTCTTCGCGCAGATCACGGACGGCGTGCGAATGATCAATGCGCTCCTGAAAGGCGACTGGGCAGGCGCGTGGGAAGCGGCGGCTTCGATTGTCAACCGCTCGTTCAATGGCCTCCCGGCCTATATCCTCGGCGTGCTCAAGCAGCTGGTGACCGGGGTGCAGGATTGGATCGGCACGCGGATGAACGCCATCTGGCAGGGGGTGCTCGACAAGATCGAGACGGTAAAGAAGGCGTTCTGGGGCCTTTACGATGCCGTGGTCGGCCACAGCTACATTCCCGATATGGTCGACGGAATCGCGGCGCAGATGCTGCGGCTTGACAGCGTGATGGTCGACAAGGCCACCAAGGCGGCGAAGGCGACGGGGGATGCGTTCAAGGCGCTGGCCGCAGAGGTGCAGCCGCTGCTTGACCGGCTGTTCCCCGAGGCGCGGGCGCTGAACGATTACCGCAGGGATCAGGGCACGATCAACCGCGCCGAGAAGGGCGGTGTGCTGAGCGCTGCACAGGCCGAAGAAGCGCGGCGGCGGCTGATCATGGAAGGGCGTGACGGTTCGAGCACCAGCGCAATCGGCGTGGGGCTCACCAACATCACGCCCGATCTGGGCAAGATCAACGATGCGCTTGATCAGGTGGTGGGCGGCTTGGGCAACGCGGCTGACAAGGCCGGTGTGGCGACAGTGCGCATTGCGCGTTCGTTTGCCGACATGGCAAACGACACGGTGTCTGCGCTGCAGAACATGGCGAGTTCGATTAAAAGTGGCGACTTCCTTTCGATCCTCGGCTCGGCGGTCAAGCTGTTCACGCAACTCGCCAGCACCGGCCTGTTCGGCAAGGGGCTGGCGACCAAAGTCAATAGTGTGAAAGCCTTCGCCAATGGGACAAGTTTTGCTCCAGGAGGGCTTGCCTTGGTGGGCGAGCGGGGGCCCGAACTGGTGAACCTGCCGCGCGGGTCGCAGGTCTATCCCAACGGCACGGGCCCGGGCGGCGGCAACACCTACGTTATCAAGGGCAACCTGATGACGCCCGAGTTCTGGGCAATGATCGAGCAGGGCAACATGGCGGCGGCGCAGGCGGGCGGGGAAATCGGCTATCGCCGCGTCGCCCGGTCCAGCGCGCGGAATGTGGGGTTCTGAGGCATGGCGGTGCTGACTTTGCCTGCCCGAATCGCATTCCGCAGCGTGAAGCCTGCGCTGGTCGATCCCGGCTATGTGCTGAAAAGCGGCGGCAATGCGGCCTCGGTGCGGATCAACCGGCCGGGCGCGCACTACCGCGCGGAGTTCACCTTTCCGGTGATGCCGGTGGATGCGGCGCGGGCGCTGCGTTCCAGGCTGGTGGAAGCCAAGAGCGCGGGGCTGCGCGTCGATTGGCCGCTGGTGGGCCAGAATCAGGGCGGCTTCGGTGCGCCGGTGGTGGACGGGACGGACAGCGCGGGCACCACGCTGAAGCTGAAAGGCATGACCGCCGGGGCGATGCTGCGCGAGGGCACCTGGCTTTCGGTGATCGACGCAGACGGCATGCATTATCTGCACGACGTGCGCACGGCGGTGCGGGTGGCGAGCGATGGCAAGGCCACCACCCGCGTCTGGCCGCCGCTGCGCTGCGCGCTGGCAAACGAAGCGGTGGTGAAGATCGCCGCGCCGCAGTTCGAAGGCGTGCTGGTGAGCGACATTGATTGGGAAATTCCGGTCAGCCGCCTGTTCAGCCCGCCCGCCATCGTGATCGAGGAAGCGCAGT